AGCAGCCATCCAACAGACGACGACAGCATTAGATGATTTTGACAGTGTCATTGATCTAACATCTGACACAGTAGCTAAGAGTGGTAAGAATCTAGGACAAACCTTTGATAGGGCAGGGGAGAAAGCTGGTCGCATATTTGATTCTGCTGTCTATGGATTAGACAATCTGTCAGGGTCGTCTAGTGAGAGCGGGAAAGCACTTGAAAAGACAGCTAATACTGTTTCTGATCTAACTAACAAGGCCATGGACGCCCTCCAGAACAGCTTGGGAAGCATTGGTGGTCCAATAACACAATCCATAGTTGGCTTGTTTACTGGAGCAGGTAAGTTCGCAGCTAGTGCCGGTGCTGCTCTCATGGGTTTTTATGTAGGTCAAATGGAAGGTCTGAGAGCCCAACAAAGGGAACTCTATGATTCTGGCGTGTTCTTTGCTAATGGCATAGACGACGCTGCTAAGACAGCTGGGGCTGCTGGTATTACCTTGGGTGATCTAGCCAATGCTGGAAAGGATGCTAAAGAGAGCCTCAGATTGATGTCTGGTGGCAGCGCAGGTGGCCTGCAAACAGTGTCAAAAGTATTTGGTAACTTTACTAAACAACAGAGAGAAAATCTCTATGCTCTAGGTTACACCAACGAGGAAGTTTTATCTTCATTAGCTGATCTAGGAGCCAGCGCTTCTACAGCAGGTAAGCAGCTTAGCTTTGAAGAACTTCAGGCAGCAGCTGAACCCTATCTAAAGAATCTCAAAGAGATCAGCAGGATAACCGGTGAGAGCGTCAAGGAACAGAGATCACAGCAAGAAGCTCGCCGCAGGGATCTTTTCGTTCAGAATCAACTGATGGATTTAGCTCCAGAGCAAGCCAAAGCCACTGAAACATTTATCAACAACTTACCAAAGGTTTTCCAAGGTTTCGCACTTAGTGGAAAGACATTTGATTCTACCACTGGATATATCGTCAACACTGCGATGCCAAGCTATTCGTCTGCCATCAAAGACATAACCGATCAGCTTAAAGCTGGTACCATAGACGTTACTACAGCCCAGAAACAATATGAGACCATGATACGAGATCCGCGTATCATGGAAGAAATGAGGGCAAACACCAGGATTTTTGGACAGGTTCCTGCGGAAATGTATGGAGCTGGTAGTGCTATAGCTACTACCTCGGGGGAAGTTAACGCAGCGTTGCGAGGGCAGATCAATGCTGCTAATGCTACAGGTGATGCCCTCAGTCCACAAGGTGATCTAAACAAAGGCATAGCAAATTTTGTCGATATCAACGTCAAAATGCAGAATGCTCTGCAGCAGACCGCATTGTCTCTAACTTCATTTATGGAACCTGCTGTAGTGTCTTTTAGCAACACACTTGTTGATCTATTAGAAAAATTACCTGGTGCTAGATCAGAAGAGATATCACGCATAAAGCATGAACAAGCTATGCGTCAAGTATCGATGATGTACAGGGATCTAGCACCAGGATCGGAATCACAATCACTTGATGTTGGGTCAGACACTGAAAGGATGCTACATAGATTAAGTGATGCTGATCTAGCATCTATGGGTCTTACTAGGACTACGAGACAACGTGTTGGCAGCGGAACCGCGGGGGATGTTGTAACTTCAGTCAGTAGGACAGAGACCGCCCAACCACAGAATCAAGCCCTAGGCGGCATCATACCTCACATGGATCCCGAAGGAACGCTGGTGCGCACGGCAGAACAGCAGAATGAAGCATTCGTACCACTGCCAGACGGTAGGGCTATACCAGTAAAGATGGACAACAGCGCATTCAAGGACATGAATGACAAATTAGATTTGCTGGCCCGCATAAATGGTGCTATGCTTGAATCGATGAACAAGAACAACAGCTTGACCAGGCAAGGCTTGCAGCTGGCCACTTGATAGCGTAAATATAGCAAGGAACACACATGGCTTGGACAAAGCATTTCAAGATCGTCAATCCAGATGGTGCTATGAGCCCCATCTCAGGTGGCACGCCGCAGTTTGGATTCAGGAACTATCAGAATCCATTGCCTGACGTCTATACCGGTCATCCAAACAGGATCGAACGCTACAATCAATATGAAAACATGGATCTTGATCCCGAGGTCAACGCAGCTTTGGACACCATCGCTGAGTTCTGCACCCAAGAGAATGACGAGAACAACACGCCGTTCGCCATACAGTTCTCGGATGATCCTACCAAGACAGAAGCTGACATCATCAATGAGCAGCTGAAAAACTGGGTTAATCTCAACAAGTTTGAGAGGCGCATGATGAAGATGATCCGCAACATGCTCAAGTATGGTGATCAAATCTTCATCAGGGATCCAGAGACCTTTGAGCTGTTCTGGGTTGACATGGCCAAGGTCAGCAAGATAGTGGTCAATGAGAGCCAGGGCAAGCGTCCTGAGCAGTATTTCATGCTAGACATCAGCCCTAACTTTGAAAACCTGACCGGCACCACGACCACTGCCCAAGATACCTATGTGCGTAGCCCCCAGACGGGTGGCGCTACGGGCAGCTACACCCTGCCTACGCAGCCCTATACTGGGGGCAGCAGGTTCACACGTGGTGTCAATGAAAAGAGCATAGCAGCCGAACACATCGTGCATCTCAGCCTCACTGAAGGTTTGGACGCCAACTGGCCTTTTGGCATCAGCATCCTAGAGAACGTGTTCAAGGTCTACAAGCAGAAAGAACTGCTGGAAGATGCCATACTGATCTATCGCGTCCAGCGTGCGCCTGAGCGCAGGATATTCTACATCGACGTGGGCAACATGCCCAGCCACTTGGCCATGCAGTTCGTTGAAAGGGTCAAGAACGAGATCCATCAGAAGAGGTTGCCCACGCAGACCGGCGGTGGCAGCAACATCATGGACGCTACCTACAATCCACTCAGCATCAACGAGGACTACTTCTTTCCCCAGACCGCTGAAGGCCGAGGCAGCAAGGTCGAGACACTGCCTGGTGGACAGAACCTAGGCGAGATCGACGATCTGCGCTTCTTCAATAACAAGCTGATGCGTGGTCTTAGGGTTCCCAGCAGCTATCTGCCTACAGGTCCAGAAGACGGCACCATGAACTATACCGACGGCAAGGTCACAACCGCGCTGATACAGGAACATCGCTTCAACCAATACTGCAAGCGCCTGCAGGACGCTGCCAACGAGACCTTGGACAAGGAATTCAAGATATTCCTCAACTGGCGTGGGTTCAACATAGACAACAGCTTGTTCAAGATAAAGCTGACTGATCCTCTGAACTTCGCAGCGTATCGCAGCGCAGAGATGGATTCAGCTAGGATCAGCGCCTTCACACAAGTGTCAGGCACGCCATATCTCAGCAAGCGTTTCATGATGAAGAAATATCTGGGTCTCAGCGAGAGCGAGATCAAGGAAAACGAAGGCCTGTGGCGCGAAGAGATGGGCAAGGCAGCAGCACCTACGGCAGCTGGCTCAGACCTGCGCAACGTGGGTGTGACACCTGGATCAATATCAGGCGATCTTGAAGGGCTAGCAGCAGCGGCTCCTGGAGAACCAACTGAACCAGGATTGCCGGGAGCACCACCAGCTGAGGGCGGCATGCCACAGGCTACAGCCCCGGGCGCAAGCCCATCACCAGCATCAGCACCAGGACTGCCTGGCACCATGTCCACGGTCTAAGGTAAATATCGGGGAGGGGATCATGATCTTATTAGAGTTGTTCAATCAATATCCAAATGAGTTCCAGGATCTCAGCCAGGACGACAGCCAGCTGAAGATGAAAGATACACGCAAGACAAGGCTTACATTGGCACACATAAACAGGCTACGCAAGATGAACGACATGAGGGCTCTAGAACATGCTAAAGAAATGCAATTGATACAACAGATGTATGGCGCATCAGCACAAGCTGAAGGCACGCTCTAAAAACATACTGTTAACGATTCCAAAACTCGGATAACTACCTCCGTGTGAGGAAGATTGATCAAAATCTTCCTATTTCACACCCATATCTCCTAGTGTCATTAAATATACACAGATCCCACGGGATATAGGAGATATACCATCATGAAGTCTAAGTTTGAACAACTCATTGAGCACATCCTCAATGACGACGAAGAAAAAGCCCGCGACCTCTTCCACGATATCGTAGTAGAAAAGAGCCGCGAGATCTACGACAACATCATGTCGGAAGAATCATCAGGCAGCGAAGGTTCCAGCGGCAGCGAAGGCAGCTCAGGTTCATCAAGCAAGAGCGCAGGTTCATCAGGAAGCGAAGGCGTTGAAGAGTCGATCGTTGATGAATTTGGCGGCGATGCTGCTGATGACATGCAGTCAGACATCGAAGCTGATCATGCTGGCATGGGCGCAGACCACATGCACAGCGACATGGGTTCTGACGAAGGTTCAGAGCACAGCGAAGAAGGCAGTGAAGAAGGCGACGAAGAGATCGAAGATCGCGTCGTTGATCTCGAAGCAGCACTTGATGAGCTCAAGGCTGAGTTTGATGCCCTAATGGCACACGAAGAAGAAAGCCACGAGGAAGGTTCCTCAGGTAGCTCAGGTAGCTCAGGTTCTTCGGAAGAAGCTCCAGTCGAAGGCATGGTTCGTGAATACGTTGAAAAGGCACCTGCTCCTGTGAAGTCAGAGAGCGGCGCTAACACCAAGAGCACTGTTGCTGGTAAGAACGACATGGGCGGCAAGGTAGCACTCAGCACCGGCGGCAACAGCGATCCAAACGGCAATTCAGCTCCAAAGGCAGCTAAGAGCGGCACCCTCCCAGGTTCAGGCAGCTTCGAAAACGTCCCAGGCGCAAAGGCTGGCGATGCTTTCGGCAAGGCCAAGGCACCTGTGAGCAGTGAAGTTGGTGGCACTAACACCAAGAGCACGATCTAAGGAACTAGAATGAAGCCCTTGCTAGTAGAGACATTATCCTACGATCAGGCACGCATGGTGACAGAGAGCGCCAATGACGGTAAAGACCTGTATATGAAGGGCATCTGCATCCAGGGCGGGATAGAGAACGGCAACAACCGTGTCTACCCCGTCTCTGAGATCTCTAGAGCGGTCAGATCCGTCACTGAGCAGATCAAGGGCGGATACAGCGTGCTAGGTGAAGTGGATCATCCTACCAACCTACGCATCAACCTAGACCGAGTCAGCCACATGATATCAGAGATGTGGATGGATGGTCCCAATGGTTTTGGCAAGCTAAAGATATTGCCAACCCCGATGGGACAGATAGTTCGCTCCATGCTGGACGCTGGCGTTAAGCTAGGCGTGAGCAGCAGGGGAGACGGAAACGTGGACGAATCCACGGGACAAGTCAGCGATTTCAACATCGTTACCGTTGATATCGTGGCACAACCTTCAGCTCCTAATGCATATCCAAAGGCAATCTATGAGAGCCTTTTGAACATGCGCTATGGTCATCGCACGCTTGAGATGGCATCGGAGCTCAATGAAGACAAGCGAGTACAGAAGCACGTGACTGAAGCAGTCAAGCGCCTCATCAATGAACTAAAGATATGATCCAGGAGAATACAATGTTCGAAGCTATCAGACCATTGATCGATAGCGGCATCATCAACGAGGAAGCTAAGTCTCAACTTGAAGAGGCTTGGAATTCCAAGTTGGACGAGGCTCGTGCGCAGATCGCTAGCGATATGCGTGCCGAGTTTGCGGGCCGTTACGAACACGATAAGAACGTGATGGTTGAAGCTCTGGATAAGATGGTGACAGAATCTCTCACTGCTGAGATCACTAAGATCTCAGAAGAGAGGACCCAGTTGGTCGCAGATCGTGCCAAGTTCGTAGCAGAAATGCAGGACAAGGCCGGCAAGTTCGATAGCTTCCTCGGCGAAAATCTCGCCAAAGAGCTCAATGAATTTGCTCAGGACCGCGCAAACCAAGCTGCTGCTACAGCACGCTTGGAGAAGTTCGTCGTGCGTGCCCTCGCCGAAGAACTGAAAGAGTTCGCGGAGGACAAGAAAGACCTCATTAACACCAAAGTTAAGCTGGTTTCAGAAGCCAAAGAAAAGCTCGAGACGCTGCGTCAGCAGTTCATCTCACGCGGTTCTAAGCTGGTCAATGAAGCAGTCACCAACACACTCAGGGCTGAGCTTGGACAGCTCAAGGAAGACATCAAGGTTGCTCGCGAGAACAACTTTGGCCGTCGTTTGTTTGAAGCTTTCTCTAGTGAATTCTCTGCTACCCATCTCAATGAGCATGCTGAAATACGCAAGCTCAAGGACATGATGGTTAGCCTCGAGACCAAACTAGTTGAAGCACATCAGGCAGCAGCCGAAAGGGCTGCCCTGGTCGAGTCCAAGGACCAAGAGATCAATAAGATCAAAGACAGCATCGCTCGCGATGCTAAGCTCAACGAAATGCTGAAGCCATTGGCAAGCGATAAGCGCGCCGTGATGGTCAGCTTGCTAGAAAGTGTCAACACTGAAAAGCTAGAAGGTGCTTTCCAAAAGTATCTCCCAGCTGTCATGAACAACACAGCAAAGAACGACCGCAAGGTCATCAACGAATCCGTTAAGGAAGTGACGGGTAATAGGGAAGCCAAGGCCCAAGATTCAACTGACGACAAGGGCAACATAGTTGAAATCAGACGTTTGGCAGGATTGAAGTAAAAGGAAACTTGAACAATGACTCAGAACCTAATTGAGAGCCGTTGGGGCGAGACCAAAGATGCCCTTCTCGAGGGCCTCGCTGGTACCCGTCGCAGCACGATGAGTGCAGTGCTCGAAAACACCAAGCGTTACTTGGCAGAATCTGCTTCGGCAGGTGCTACTGCTGCTGGTAACGTCGCAACGCTTAACCGCGTTATCCTCCCAGTGATCCGTCGCGTGATGCCAACCGTCATCGCTAACGAGATCGTTGGTGTGCAGCCAATGACTGGTCCAGTTGGCCAGATCCACACGCTGCGCGTCCGTTACGCAGAAGACTTCACGTCATCTGCAACTCCTGCGAATGGCCCAGGCACCGACACCACTGCTGGTGAAGAAGCCCTCAGCCCATTCAAGATCGCGCAAGGTTATTCCGGCGTTCCATCAGGCACCAACAGCACTGACGGCAAGGCTGGTTCAACAAGCTCGATGGAAGGCACCCCAGGTCGCAAGATCAGCGTGCAGATCCTCAAGCAAGCAGTTGAAGCAAAGACCCGCAAGCTATCAGCTCGCTGGACCTTTGAAGCTGCCCAAGACGCACAGGCCATGCATGGTCTTGACGTCGAAGCAGAAATCATGGCTGCTCTCGCTCAGGAAATCACTGCTGAAATCGACCAGGAAATCCTCTATAGCCTCCGCGCTCTAGCAGCTACTGAAGAAACCTTCAACCAAGCTGCTGTTAGCGGTACTGCTACGTTCGTTGGTGACGAACACGCTGCTCTCGCAGTCCTCGTCAACCGCGTCGCTAACAAGATCGCAAGCCGCACACGTCGTGGTGCTGGTAACTGGGCAGTTGTTTCACCAGAAGCATTGACCATCCTCCAGTCAGCAACGACTTCAGCTTTTGCTCGCACCACCGAAGGCACCTTCGAAGCTCCAACAAACACCAAGTTCGTTGGAACTCTCAACGGCGCTATGCGCGTGTATGTTGACTCTTATGCCTCAGACGGCACTGCCGTTCTCGTTGGTTATAAGGGCTCAAGCGAAGCTGACGCAGCAGCGTTCTATTGCCCATATATCCCACTGATGTCATCTGGCGTCGTGCTTGATCCAAGCACGTTCGAACCAGTCGTTGGCTTCATGACCAGGTATGGTTATGTTGAACTCACCAACACTGCTTCGTCGCTCGGTAACGCTGGTGACTATCTCGGCGAAATCGCGATCAGCAACGTCACCTTCTCATAATAGAGACAGTGATAGCTACGATATTGAAAGGACGGAGAAATCCGTCCTTTCTCTTTGGATATCTGTAAATATACTATCGGATCTAGTGATTCGATTCTCGGTTTAGCCGCCGGGTGGACCTAGAACGTCCC